ATTTAAAATTAATGATAGTTGAGTGCCAACAAACAGGACAGGTTGCTAACGCAGCATCTTCCCCTTCTTTGTGTTTCAGCTTAACCGGCTTTGGTTGTTGTCGATGAAGCGCTTCTAACGCGATCAATATGTCATATGTGTTTTCTGTCAAGTCTTTACTGTTGATATATCTTATTGTGCTTATTGCTTGTGCAACGTCCTCATGCGAGAATGGATTTTCCCATGCGTCGCCCGAATCTGTCCGTATTGCTATTTCTCTTAAATCATTATTCATTTGCATCAATCCTCCACATCTTATAATTTGCGAACCCAGCCCCTGCACTGCCCGACAATGTCAGAGTGTTTCATCTGCCCTCTTGGACCGCACCAGCTACATGGCATCTTACGATCATGCCAGCAGTTATCAGTTCCCCTCCATCGGCATGATGCGCAACGACAGTTTTTACACTTTTTCTTCATACTCACGCTGCAAACACCACCCTCCTAGCTTCACACTAATTCCGTATCCCGAACTATTCTGCTCTCCCGGCCAGTTTTTCTCTCCTAACTTTCGGCTTCGTGCATTTTCTTGTTCATGTGCAATTATTTTTATCGTTTCCGCAACCTACTTGCCATTTTTCTCCCGTCCATGTTGCAAAAGCATAATCGCCATCAATTAGATTTTCACTATTTAGTGCTACTTCCATTTTTCCATTGCTTTTAGGCATAAGATACAGTACAGCACCGCCCATATCCATTTTAAGGGTCTTTTTATTAGTGCCTGTAATGCTTATTCTTGCTCCTTTAAGACATTTTCTGCACTTAGTTCTGCTCATTTTAACCTCCTCCCAGCCTCCCCGGCGGCCCCGGCTGGCGCAAGCCGCTGAGTAAAGCTGTTATTTCTAACTGTTTCCTCAATCAACTAGCCATTTATTTCCTGTCCATGTTGCAAAAGCATAATCGCCATCAATTAGGTTTTCACTGTTTAGTACTACCTCCATTTTCCCGTCCTCTTTAGGCGTCAAATACAGCACAGCACCACCCATATCCATACGTAGTGTGTTTTTGTCAAGTCCTGTAATGCTTATTCTTGCTCCTTTAAGACATTTTCTGCACTTAGTTCTGCACATTTTAACGTCCTCCCAGCCTCCCCAGCGGCCCCGGCTGGCGCAAGCCGCTGGACCAGGCTGTTTTAAAAATCACATATATTCTCATCATCTATACAAATGCCCTAGACCTCATGCCAACCGGTACCCAAAATCATCGGTCCCAGGGCGCCAACGGGTTCAAATGCCTGTCCCTCTCATGCAATATAAGTTGGTTTTCCCGTCAATTCCATAACTTCACGTTTAAACCTCTCAGCATTGCTGTTTCCGTCACTTCCTGCATTCAGGACACAACCTCGGTTCCCTTTTTTTGCCACGCTTTGCAAGTTGGATTTCCTCACGGGTAACCGCAAAGGCTTGTCCACATTTCCGGCACATCTTTCCTACACACACGATAATTCCCATGGCTACACCCCCAACAGTTCATCAGGGTAAAAGGCTTCTCTAAATGGCCCCAGCTTGCCCTGGAATTCAAGTACAATAAACCTTCGCTGCGGATGAATATAAACAACCTTTCCTTCTCGCCAGTAGTCGTTCCGTGATGTTTTAGACTCATATGATCGATATAACACTCTGTAATTCATGACTTCCACTCCTTTTTCAAGCGTTCAACCTCCCATGGGGGAAGGGTTTCAATGCCTTGCTCCTTACATTCGCTGACAATGTAGTCAATCAGGTGCGCCATTTCTTTACTGTCATACATGCTTGAACCGTAATAGACCATTATCTTTTTACACCCGTCTATTTTCGATTCTAAGGCTTCGGCATACCACCCCAACCCTTTACTCTGCCATGCCTTTATAAACTGCTCTGTGGCTTTATCAGTTACCGCTATGAAGTCAAATTGTCCAGCTTTTCTGATGGCTTCTTTGTAAACATCCTCTTTCGTACAGTTCAGCTTTTCGGATAACTTCTGGCACAAGACCCAACAATAAGCGTTTGCGTCTAAACTTCGCCTTGCCCTGTATGGCTTAATCTCTACAGATAATTCTTTACCGTTTGCAGTAAGTTGCGTGAGTTCGTCAATTTCGGCCTTAGGGAGGTCTTTTGATGTGATTATGTATTCTACTTGTCCGCCAAGGGATATCATCACTCGTATGCTTTGGGCTTTAAT